TTTAAGATTTGGCACATATCCTTTTTCCAGCAATGCGCTTTCCCAACAACCGCCATCCGTATAACTATCACCAATGATTCCGACTTTAATTTCGGTTGCACCTACAGATTGAATTCCCTGCACAAGGGCTACTGTCTTTGAATCAATATACTTCTCTTCATAATCATCGTATAACTTTAATGTAATATACTGTGATGTTGGATTTTTCAATGTACACACTCTTTTATTCGCCTTTATATAATCACGACCGCCACTTTCAGATGTCAGCGCACGTACATCATATCGGTACGGCAACCATTTTTGCAAGATTGGCTCATAGAAAACATCATTGTTGACACCCGACAAAAGATATATTTTTTGTGGAATACAAATAGAATTGTATTTTCTATCAACAATTAACTTACTTTGTGGGATTGATTTATCTTTTATTTGATCTCCACCGATAGAATTATTCGGGACAACAATACTCTTCCTAGGTTCATACCACTCCTCGTATTCACCTCTTACTGTACCATAATTAAGCATGATTTCTCCTAAATCATACCTATTATTGGTATATGAGATTCCCAAATATCTACATTCGCTTGGAGTTACAAACATTTTGGTGGATGAGTCCACGCCACCAACATAGTTATCAATCGATGCTTCGTCACCTTTATAAAAAACAAGGCCAACCTCAATTCCACTACGACTACTAATTGCTTCGTCACCTTTTACCGATAAATAATATTGTGTATCTGGTTCCACTCGAATAAGGGCAAGGCAACCTCCATCTGATAAGCCGCTCGCTATTGCACCTGTACCACCTTTATAATATCTGCCTGGAGTTTTAGTTATATTCGCCCAATCAACAAGGTTCCTTGACTTTACTGTTTCTAAAAAGGATACATATAATTTATCTTCTGTTACCGAATTATCTGCAATTTTTTCCGTAGTTATCGCACCATCACTAATTATAATTTTTCTTTGTGGATTCTCAATATACGGTACATATTCTCCTCTTTCGATCCCATAATTGAGCATAACTTCACCAAGATCCAGCCTTGATGTAGTATACGAGATACCTAACCATTCACATTCATTCGGAGTTGTAAATTCTCTTTGAGACGCACTCACACCACCAACATAATTTGTTGATGACGCTTCGTTAGCCTTGTAAAATACAATCCCCACCTCATCCGATGATCTGCTACTTAATGCCATATCTCCCCTTACAGATAAGTAATATTGCGTATTAGGCTTTACCTTTACAAGATCAAAACACCCCCCGGTATCACCAAGGCCACTTGCTATTACACCTGTTGTGCCCTTATAATATAAACCATTATTTCTGTGCAAATTGTCAAAATCAACAAGATTTTTTTGATCAATAGCAGAAATCTCATCTATTTCTTTCTCTACTTCCTCAAAGTTCCCATCTATCCCTTGCGCAATGACTCCCCACGACTTTTCGGAGTCTTTTGCTATGTCAAATATCTTTTCCATATTATTCGTTTTTAATTAATGTTTCATTACTTATTAAAGTCTCGTTGCCTAACATTGTCAAGTAGCTGGAGATAACTATGTTTATCTTCTGTGGAGACTTGGTGACCTTTCCGGTTATCTCGTAGATTCCATTGTCTCCAGAGATGGATATGTCTGCGATGGCGGAGGATGATACACCGACTAGCTTATCTGTTTCATTTGACAAGGTTATAGTGATAGTGACCGCGCTACCCTCGGCAATGTATTCTCCTGGATTAACTGAGTAGGAAACTGAGGAGTAAGGGATGTTACTCTTTACGATCGGTCTGAACTCAATCATATCCGGATAAAGAGTGCCTGCCTTGTATTTTCTCAGTTGTCTCTCCAACAAGAACTCGGAGAGGCTGTAGGGGAAGAGCATGAGAGACCAAAGAGCGAGTTTGGAGAATCTGCTATCACCATCTCTAATTGTTCCCAGCCACATAGAATCACTGTCAATGCCTGCACCTGCTTGGATGGGATTACCATTATAACTATATTTAGTTTGATAAGTAAATGATTCTTCGTTCAACTTATCATTATTCATCAACGAGTTAACTGTGCCAAAAGAAAAGGCGCTAGAGCGAGAAGGATTTCGATTAAACGTCTGCTCTAAAATAAAAGCACCGCCATTACCAACTTTAGATTTAGAAACAATAGAGCCAGTTTCAGTACTTGTTACAGAATCATCATATAACCATTTACGAAGAGCAGCTACCGTATAGTCCTTCAAAACAGGGAGACCGGTTACCTTGCCGAAGTCGTTGATTCCGTCTAGGCTGAGAGCGTGTTCGATGGTGGGGAGGACTTCGATGGTAATATCCAAATCTATATTTTCTGGGTTAACTTTAAATCCTATCCAAACATTAGATAAAATTTTTTCTGGGACAAATATAGTGCTCTTAGGACAAACATATTCTCCATCTTCAGTGATTCTAATCGAGGTAATATCACTAACATTATCTTCCGAAACATAATTATAAACAACATTTTGACCTTCTTTAAGTCCGGTTACTTTGAGTTTAAAAGTAGGAATAGAAACTTCATTAACTGTTCCGTCTTTATAAACATAAGTAAACAATAAGGCTAAATTATCATCTGCTTTTGTGAGGTGGATAGAATTTCCAGTAAGCTCAAATATAAAATCAGTATTATTACTACTAGCCATTTTACCCCAAGTTTTATTAGCACCAAACACAACCGGATAGCTATTGATACCACTCTCCCCTTCCCAACCGATATTGTTTAACTGGATGTTGTGACCGTTTATGAAGTCGATCAACTGATCGTTAAACTCAGCGTGGTTATCGTTGGTGATACCTTGCTTCTTGATGTTATAGTACAATTGAGGCTTGATGATCTGTCCCGGACGGTCAAGGTTATAGTAGGCGATGATCTGATTGATTTCGTCAGTGGTCAGAACTTTATTAGCGATGAATCCTCCTGCGTAGGCAATTTTAACACATTTTCGAGGAACATTATTTGTATCAAGATATCCGATAACTGAAAAATAATCAGCAACTCCAGTAGCTGTAGGATAGCTAGCAGTGAAATCATTCTTATCTCCTAAAATATCATTGACAACCGTAACATTTCCTATCTCGTTAATACTTGAGGACGTATATCCACAAATATAATATTTGCCATTAAGGCCATTCCTTTCGAACATATTATTCCGGATAAACCTTTTGCCCAATACATTGACATGATCAGAGCCTATATCGGAAATATAGTTAATTATGCTAATGACAGTACATTCCTTGCTATCTCCTATCATTTCGTCAACGGTCTTTTTGCTGACTACCATGTCGTCTACTCCGTCTGTACATAGCCAGCCTTCGAAGTCGGTTCCCGGTAATCCATATCCACTGCCCTCCGCAAATCCGAAGTTCAGCAGGCGCATGTCGTTCCCGTTGCCGGACAAGTCCTTCAAGATTGCCCGGTCAGGGTCGTCGTTTGTCTTGCCCCAGGTGGATATAGCCATCTTGACGTGGCTGAGTAGTTCGGGGTCGATGTAGGGACGACCGGAGCCCGAAGAAGCTACCGGAACTCCCAAGCGTATCGCATTCATGCGAATAGGATCAAGCCCTATCGCATCAAGCTTAATTGGATTTAATCCTATTGCGTTCATCACTCTTCTGATTCAAAAATAGAAGCCTTTACCGGTTCCGTTTCACATTCGATTTTGAGATATTGTCCGGGGATACAACCGACAACCGGACAAGCAAACACTTTTGTATAGCCTCTACTCGGCAGTGGAGAGTAATTCTGCCCGTCATAGCTTATATACACCCAAAGCTTACCGCCTTTTTCAAATGTAATCTGCAATCCTACTTCCGCAGAATTTACCTGAACGGCATCGCTTACATAATTCTTCTCACCCTTTGTAAAGGTTATAGATGTTTCTTTCATGATTATTCCTCCTATTTTTTTGCTGTTATCACTGTATTTCGTAAGAAATTCGGATACTCTGCCCGCACATCAAAACAAGGACACGCCTTGATAAATTCTGCCGGTTCCACCTCACCCGATCCATCCAGATCAGGTGAAGCATCTCGATGACCGAGCAGCTCGATGATATCATACTCTTTACAGAGCTTCGCTATCAATTCGCGCAATGCCGTTTTTTGCTCGACAGTACGGGTATCGGCCGGTCTTCCACTCGCGTCCATACCACCGATGTAGCAGATACCGATACTGTGTTTATTATAACTAATACCGGAAAAACCTTTTGTGTTACAATGCGCTCCGTCAATGGATAATGACCGGCCGTTTTCTACGGTACCATCTAAATCAATTACAAAGTTATAGCCAATTTGATTAAAGCCACGCGCCCGGTGCATCCGGTCAATATCCTTAGCTCGCAAGTCTTGCCCGGCACGTGTTGCCGAGCAGTGGATAATTATTGAGTCTATATCTTCTCTTTTCATATACTTTCCTCCTATAAAATTAATGTTAATACTCCCAACGCCAAACCTCCGCAATCACAGATAATATCCTTGATGGAAAACTCGCTTTTCTTACAATACTTGTCGTATATTTCCTTCAGAATAAAGATCGCAACGGTTATAGCGACCGCTAACCATAGCGGAATATATTTTGATAGCCACATAACCAAATTCTGGCATACTATAATGTGGACCATGCCGTCTATGCCTATCATGGATAGAAGCTTGCCGGCTAGTGCGCTGATTTTATTTATCATATTCATTTTCTATTTTATAATTTATTACTTTTGCAAAAAATGATACACCTATGGATATTTCAGAATTAATAAAAAGCTATAACGCTGAACAAAAGAATGTATTTACAGGATTTTGCATACAACTGCCACTATGCTTTTCTATTTTGTATTTATATATACCAGAGTTTAAATCTCTCGATGTATATTTGCAAATCATATTTACGGCAACTTCTTCTATATTATCCATTTACTTTTCTTTTATATGGTTATGTCTATGTTCTTCTATATCAAAAAGAAGATACAAACTAGAAGCCTTTATACTAATTCTTCCCATATTAGTGACATCGTCTAAATTACTTATATCTCCTTCAGATTACATCCTAGGATATGAACATGCTTTAACTACGTTTCTTCAAGCTTCTGCGATTCTTTACACTCCTTTTGCCATTTTTGGGCTTATTCTCCGCAAATGCATAGAGTATGATAAAAAGCAAAAAGGGAAGAACATAAATAATAGTGTATAAATTCATACTTACTTCTCCTTTTCTATAATCTCCTTCACATCTTCTTTATCAACCTTGAACACCTTCTTTCCAAAGACTCCCAAAGCTCCAATTGCATTTATATTGATCCCCTTTGGTTTCAATATATTGCCGACAATCGAACACCCTTCGATGAAGCATACCAATAAGCAAGAATACACATCAATAGGATATTCGCTATGACTTGCCACAGTGATCATGCAGACCATGCAGACAAAAGCAAAATAAGTAACCATCTTTCCCATAGTAGCGCGAATTGCACGAGAGAATCTGACTTTTTCACCCATTAGCATACTTTTTCTGACACCGAAGAGAAGATCACAAAGGATTACCGCGCATGATACAATCAGCCACGGAATCATATTCTGCAATGACTCGGAAACAAATGCGGTAGCGATTGCTGCAAATCCGCCTGTAGTTGTATGTACTATAGCTTCTTTCATAGCAAACAGGTCAAGTAAACGGTTAGCAATGAAATTAACTCAATCCAGAACATCGACTTGCATGCCGTCAGGTCCCATATAAGGTTTCCTGACCAGTTCTTGACTACAAACGTTATCGCGTAGATCAGAAATGCAGCCCATAGCAGCAGCCAATACCACGAATTGCATCCTACCCATATTTGGGAGAATACAAGCGACATCACCGCGCCGGCTATATGAGCTTTCTTGTGTGCTCCTTTAAAATTCGGGGATACTCCCAATACAATCATTCCGACTACAGAAAGAAAGATCAGGAACTGACTGTTTTCTGTACTTGCATCCAATGCGGCCGGAAGCAACAACAAAGACGGGAGAATCATGCATATACCGAACCAATACCTGTTACTCAGAATGTAATAGGTATCGGAAATAGAATAAGGGATACCCTTTGTCTTGTAAATCATCACACCAACATAAGATGCGAAAACCAATAATGATAGTAGTGTCAAAATCATAGTTTTATCTGTTTATAATGAAAACTCTAGTTTATTCGGATAACCGGTCTTGTAGTTGTAAGACTCGACTTCCTCTCCCGTCTGCAATTCCCGAACTACAGCAATATGCTGCTGCGTCACATTATAGCAATCAAGAGCGTATAACTCTAATGAGTTCAGCATAAGGAGAGCACTTGAAACAGGTATCGTATACTTTACCGCATCAAACCATAAAACGGTATCCAGTCTTCCGGCCTGCTTCTCAATATTGATTGAGTTAACAAGACCTACGCGGTCCTCTTTGGTAAGCCACATTCTCTTTCCTGAGAGAGTGAATGAATTCACAGCGTCTGACTTGTCATAAGCATTAATATCCGCTATCTTCATCTCTTTTAGTTCATCAAGGGTATACTCATGATCAACCAATACGGGATAGCCGCTTTCGTTCTCCCTTATTTCCTTTCCGGATGACTGACCGTCCAGCAACTCCTGCCAGTATTCTTCCGTTATCTCTACTGAGCCTTCTTGCAGCTCATCGTAGAATCCTTGTTTCCAATATTTTGCCATAATATTATTTATTTCCAACGCCCGACGGCTATCCAATAAAAGTCATTAGTTCCTGCACCGGTACCGTTTGAATCTCCCACTGCATATCTAGTCCTTACTGTAAAATAACTAGTTTGTATTATCGTAATTAAACCCGTAACAATGTTCATACCGTTGCCTGGTTCACGATAAGTAACAATGGGAACATAGGCACCATTATAAAATGCTATTGGCGTATAAACAGTATTAGTACCACTAGAACTTGCTGTCTTGTAACCCCATTGTATCAATAAACCATTGTTAAACTTAGCATATCCGTTCTGACCTAATGATACAGTCATAGCGTTAGACAAGTCTGCCTTTGCCAAGTTGGGAATCATGTTCAGTAATTCTACAACTCTATCTCCTGTAAATCCGCTATTATAATCACTCATGCAAACTCTTTTTTAATCACATTAAACGTACTTCCATCCGACAGCAAGAAACGTCCTTCAGCAACAGCAAATGCCTGTCTCTTGCCTATCTGGGAGATGGTAGTGGAGACAGATGCCTGTACTCCACTATTAGTTGTCCTAAACACAACAGTCTGCTCCCTGTCGAGTCCTTCGTTGGCAACATCGCTTGACACGCTTGCGGTTCCATTTGAACCGGGAGTGATAACGATGTTGCCTTCTCCTTCTTTCCAAGGAATCTGCATGCTCATTATGCGGCAGTCCAGGAAGTGTTAGACGTAACATTGACGGATACAGCAGATCCACTCTGAGGAATAGTAATTTCCGCCGGAGAAACAGACAATGTAGCATCACCAGCAGCCTGTTTGATAGCAATCTGAGCAGCCTGTCCGCCATTGGCCGTCACCTTTAAGGTTCTAATGACCTCTCCGATAGTATCGTTTTTAGGAAACTCCAACTCGATAGAGAAAGGAAATTCCGCAGTAGCCCCCGGGTCACCGGTAATAGTAGCCGCATTGTTAGTCTGAGTTCCATTCGCGCTATACTTTGTAGGCAAGGTAACATCCGTTACGCTTCCCGACCACGCAAACGTCAATTTCGAAGAGTTTGTTTTACCCTCGACGGTCACTGTTCCTGCTGTTTTAGGAGCAGACATCTCAGAACCATTATCAAAGGAAGCAAACTCAGACTTCGGTGACTGAGTTACCTTATAGGTCGAAGGGGTGGATACACCGACACCGGTCACCGTTACTGTTCCTGTACGAGCAGTACGCCCAGTGTGAGCGTCTGCGCTATTTGCAATTGTCCCGTTACCTGATCCGGTAGACGGATTTAATTTTAACCAACTAGGTTTTGCCATAATACAACATTTAAATAAAACAATTCAATTAACTATATCATTCTTCCTGCACAGCATGCCATACAACATTGGATAATACATCGACGTTATCCTCAAAGTTATTCGAAGGCATCAGCCATATATATTCAGGGTCAACTTTTAAATAAGCCTGTTTACCAACATCACAGACAACCCCTATCGACACCTTCATGCCCGTTGCCGAAGCGGAAACCTTCATCTCATCCGCTTTGGCCGAGACATTTCCAATGCCCTTGACAGCCTCGATATGTACAGATATGCATCCCATTTTACACTGTCTTTATACCGGTATTCATCTTATCTACCTCTACTCTTGTTCCGCCTTCATAGTCGGAGTCAGGAAGGTAAGCCGTAGTCTCCAGCCAGATTTCCCCCGATCCGATAATCTTAGTGTCAACATAGCAGCTGTAGCTGTTCTCATTAATGCGTACCATCTGAGACTTCTCTATCACCTGTGAGGCGGAGAAGACAAAGAAGCGGCATTGGAAGTCCACATCATCCATCGTCAGTCCTGAAGGGAGGTCGATGGAGATTGCCAACTTGATTATTGTACCTTTTGCTCGCATATATATTATCTTGATTCTTTGTTGTTATACATTGAACAAAACTCAACTACTTGGAGAAGTAAAGTTTAAACCACCAGTATTAGGAGCGTCTTTTCCACTATACACGTTGAGCATAAATAAGAATAAATTAATATCGTTATAATAGACTCGCATGCTAGTACTTGATGTATAAACTCGATCTACAAACCATATACCCAGTGTTGCACTTGCTCCTTGAGTGTTTAAAATAGGCTCAATCATGGCAAAATTATCACTATGACCGACTACGTAATATTTTAATTTAGAACCGTTCCAATGAGCGATCAACCTTATAAATGACCCTTCCGATCTCATATAGCACGTCCTAATTTCTACACCTTTGTAGTGTATACCTGTAGCTGAGTAATTAGTATCTCCTCCACCTTCCCTATAAATATTTGCACTACCATCAAATGATCGGGAAGCAGTACTTACAATTGTGAATTCAACTCCATCAAACTTCTTATCATTAGGCAAACGCAAGGAAGAAGTTCCGCTAAATAATATGTTCACTTTACTGTAAGCAACCTTGTCGGGATCTACTGAAGTACCATTAGCTTGTATAGGAGTATTGGTCGCAAATCCATATACATGTCCCCCATTCGAATATTGATCCCCTGTTTTAAGATTGAATGCCAGATTAGGTTTAAAATTCCCACCCTGCGGATTTTCCTGATTAAATTCTTGATAATTGGAGGTTGGATTCCCATCAGCATCTATTCCTTGTTGAGAGAACATAAAGTCTCCTTTAAATATAGCCTGTGAAAGATGTGCAAAATCTTTCATTGTAATTGAATCTGCCACCACACTACCCTGAAACTCATACTCTTCGGATATTGGGTCAAGTTTAAATACAATATTTCCACCCACAAGAGCAAAGATTCCCGTTCTTTTCTCTCCATCGACTGTAATACAATCTCTTCCTAATGCAATACCGGTCAGTTTCCCACTGCTATCCTTGGTTCCAGAAAATATCTTAGGTGAAATAAGGTATTCTCCACCTATTTCTGTTTTATTATTGTTCCAATCTTCTACCCAGGGAAGGAGATTTGCATCCTCTCCCGGTTCGCCGTCCTTCCCGTAATGCCCGAACAGGTGATAGTTCTTATATGCTCCCCATTTTCCATCTTGTAGAGTACGTTCACAAGTGTACTCATAAGGATAAGTTTCCGATGCTCCACGAGGATTATCCGTCCACCAGAGCACATCTTCCCAGTACGAAGCGTTTGTAGGAGCATTACCGATGCCGGCCTTTATAGCAACCTTGTAGACGTTATTGTATTTCACGACATTACCTATACTGTAGGATTTAGTACTGCTATATTCAGGAGCATCACCGATATACTCATTTACATATTCGTTAGACGCCGGCATGTCAATAGTCAGGTTCGACTTGGCAAGCAGATAAACCTGTTCCTCGGTCTTGGAGTCTGTCGGGAATATGACAGGCTCGCTCCAGGAAGGAGTTGTTTTACCATCAATCACCGCGGTGGAATACCAACAGGTAGTAGGATCGAGCATACGGAACTTGACTCTGTCCTCGTTACTGCTTGTGCTGCCGTCTTTCGTGTATACAATCTCAACAAAGTGACTGCCAGCTGTAGGCACTGCAATATCCACCACCGCGTTAGTCACTCCGCTTCCCACCCAGGCATGTTCGTTGGAACTGCTATATGATGTATCAAGGGCTTCTACAATACCCTTGTCGTAGTTCTGCTCAGATGATACATTAATCTCTATATGTATCATCTGATTAGCTCTTCTTGTCGTAAATGACACTCTTTGCTTGTATGTCGAGGAATGAGATGCAGGGGATGGAGAGACATAGTAATCACCGTCTTTTGTAAAGTTACCCGAATACGAGAAGGTAATATCCTCCCGATCCGGAGAAAGGGACCATCCTGCCGGATTTGTACCGGTAGGCGTAGCAGGCTTTCCGAAAGCATACTTATACCGTAGCTCCGTATATTTACCCGGTAATCCCTTGAATCGTATAGGATCACCCCATGTGCCGGAAGAAGCGCTTGAAGCGACCTTCTGAGAAATCCAGACAACATCTTTTGTTGCGTTAGTGTGCCATCCTCCGCTTGTCCCGCTTCCGGTCGGACGGGATGGTTCATCTTCGCTGTCATGGTATGTAATGAAAACACTCAGGCCATCCGTGCCGTCAGTACCATCTGTTCCGTCCTGACCGTCCGCAACCATCAACTCCCAAGCGGTGCCGTTATAGATATAGACGATACCATTACTGGTATTGCGATAAGCCCAGTTTTTTTGAGGATTGGCAGGAGCGCTTGATAAATCCCCTTTCCACGTAATACTGAGCCCGTCTTTACCATCTTCACCATTTATACCGTCAAGCCCCTTCTTCCCGTCTGAGACAACAGCAATCGTTTCGCGGTCGATCAGTACTACTCCCGATGTTTCATTGTAAAGCCGGAACTGTATCTTATCTGTTATCCCGGAGACGGATATTTGCTTATCCGGAGTATAGCTAGTCGCATTCCCTGAGTCTATAATATAATCCATTGAGTAGCCAACCGGCAGAGAGGATACGACAGTAGAAGCTCCGTCGGTCTTCATCACCCGGCAGGATATATTCGAGACATCACTGTTCCCGTCAGCATCTCTCTTTATGATATTGGTCGATGGCTGAAGCGAGTAAATGACCGCGTTCTGACCATTTGCCCCGTCGGTCCCATCCTCTCCATTTTCCCCGGGCTTCACTTTGTTTATCGACAAATGCAGGGTACGTTCATACTGAGAACCTTTGTATGTTACCCGTCCCGTTATGGGTATACGAATTACATCAGCCACCGCAGCAGTAATAGCTGTTACCTTAACTATCCCCGTGCTACGATCAGCCGTTGCTGTCACGCCTGTAATGCTGCCTACAGAAAGAGAATCAAGAGGAAGCTCGGTTGTTCCGTAGAACATAGAGAATGTCGTCGTGATGGGCAAACCAAATACCACTGTACCGTCCAGAGAGCAAGCTACAGACTGCATTTCATCGTCAAGATCAGCAGAGATGCTTCCTTCTCCGTCAAGACCATTCTTACCATCCTCAGTCATCACATACCATGCGCCATCCTGGTATACGTAGCATTTCTTGTCGGTAGTATTACGATACCAGTATCCGTTCTGAGGATTTGCCGGAGCAGAAGAGAATTCCCCCATAAAAATGAGGCTTGTACCGTCTTTACCGTCAGTACCATTCGTACCGTCCTGGCCATCTTTACCCGGTTCTCCCTTTAGATTTTCCTTTGTTTCCTCGTCCAGATTATCCCACGTTAGAACCACTCCTTTCATCGAACACACATATTTGTTCTTCGATGCATCCCAATGCCACGAAATAGCACCTCCGGCTATGTGACCTGATCTATCTATAGCAAATCGGGCTGATCCGTCTCCAAACTCAGCAGTACCGTCCGGATAGATACAGTAAACGACATGCCCTTTAGAGTCTGTACCTTTGATCATACCATTTTCGCAATAGAAACCCTTAAGCCCGTCTGTTCCGGGAATATCACCGCCCATACGGATTTTCGTACAACCGGCAAAACTCTTGCTGTTGATACCAAACAGAATATCGATTGCAGGCTGTCCACCTTCATCGGCATGCAGATAGATCGCACTCTGACGATTTACATCCTTCGAGTTACCGAACTGGACAATCTCATCACTGACAGCCGGAGTAGTCATACCCGACAATGCCGGATCAACAGCCTCCATGCCGTCTGTGTAACCTATACCGCCGGTGAACTCACTGACAGGTATGACGATTGTATCAACACCGTCAATCTTGCGTATTTCGGCTATCTCGACCCAATAGCCTTTAAGGGTACCATTCGTCCAATCCTGGCACCGGATGAAATCGTGTGCGACAAAAGACATCTCATCCTCTATGGTGACCAGCCAGTTTTGTCCGGACTCATCCAGCGTGGCAGTCTTTATACGACCGCATGCCTGAGTGATACCCAGTGCACCCTTCACCGCGCGGATCTTCTGAATAAGGAGTTCAAAAACGACCATTGTCTCGCGAACAACAAGACTGTCTATCTCCAGCTTCCATTTACCCTTGATATACTCCCACAGCTTCCATCCATGACCGGCAAATCCGGACACGAAGTCTTCGACGTATTCCTTTACGCCGTTCGACAACTTACGTCCTGTCGCTTTCACAGAACAAAGAAATCCGTAGAACTTACCGTTACTTAGTATTGCCATATTATTCTAATTCTTCAATCAATGAATCTTCAACTTCTTCTATCAATTCTCCGCCACGAACTACAAGGCCACCGTTAGCACTCAATAAGAAATCGGTACCATCCGGTTGATCCTTTCGTATATATTTTTTCTCTAGTGCTTCACCATCTCCGCCAATTTCTTTTACGTTTCCTTTATCGGTTACAATAATGATTTTAGGGTCTTCATCTCTGTTATGTATATATACTTCCCCTTGATTCAATCCTTCTAAATGCCTTGCTTCAGAAGGTGCCAACGGAGGATATACCGGATTGCCATCCTTGTCTATCTCACTTCCATACCATAACTCTTTTGTTACCTTCTTCTTCATTACACTTCAATTTTGTCAGTATTTACAAAAGCTAATTGGGAAGAATCATACTGTAACATCTCTCCCTCCTTGGGATTGTTTATATTAAATCCAACGAGATTAATCGCCGACGAACCACCGGGTATACCGCCTAATCCAGAAAGATCATTCTCTCTCTTTTCCAATAAAACCGAACTCCAGAACATTTGGCTATCCTCAGATATTTGAGTCACTTCAGGAACAGAATTTCCCGAACGCACATAAGCAACACCATTTACATAAAAGTCAGAAAGGCATAAAACCTTATTTATAAACTGAATGAACCAATAAGGAATGCCAGAAGAATTGCCACATGACAACGCGAACGTATCATACGGAACTGAATATAATTCTATAATTTCCTGCTTTTGGTTTCGGAATTGCTCATTCTCAACTTTTGCAGAATAACCGTTCGGTTTGAATCCTCCCTCTATTCTGAATTCAAAAAACAACTGATCTTCACCAGGCCAGAAGATATTGTCAAAAGGAGAATTATTATCTTTGTGAGAGCATCTAATAAGACATGTCTCATCCAAAATGAGGCTATCAGAACAGATTGAGAAGGGCTCGCTAACGGCATAGAAATTGCCAGAAGCATCCGCTACCTCAAGTACATATACAGCATCATGAAGTCCTGTTATTGCGGAATAATACATTTTTATCGTATCATTCACCTGATATTCAGAAAAAGAAACGGGTATTTGATTACCTGATACTAAATTGCGTAAATAAGCCGTAACAGAATGGCTGGAATCATTCGAAAATACCTGGACTAGAATGTTGTCATTTGCATGAAAACGCTGGATATAGTCTATATCCTGCTGAAATTTGTTCTTTAATGGAGAAAAGAACAATGGACAGATGTCACCGATTTTAATCATATGGTCTTTTCGTTCTTTTATGGGTTAAGTGCCACTTGACACTGCAATGCAAATATACTAATTATTATAACAATTACAATAACTTATCAGCTTTTTATCTCTTTCACAATTAGAGAGTATTTTACCGACTCGGCCTTTCCGACATTAATCTTCATCTCTTTAATATATCCGTGTACGGTCTCTCCATTATAATCAAGAGAGATTAATCCAGATAAATTTGAAGGAACATCCACTTCACTTGTCTCAACGCCTACCTCACCTACCGTAAACAAACGATTATCTATAGGAAAATCATCGGTTTCTTTTATTCCCGCAATTGAGACATTGCTATTACCATCAGAAGAAGTAAACTTAAGCATATTTGTGCATGCGCCTATATATGCCTTATTTGCTTCCAGCATAAAACGAGGCGAATATTCTACGTTAAACATTGTATCAGGACTGATCAGGCCCAGCAACTGACTAGAGCTGTACGGACGGTCTAATAACAGATTACCATTCTCTGCCGAAGTTGCATATTGACAACCTACGATAAAAACATCATTATCGCTATCATTGTCGGTGGTATCTTCCCCTCGCTTTTGAACCAAAAACTCTATTCCATACGCATCCGCCCGGTAAGGACTGATAAAAGAAAGAGTATTATCCGTCAGTTTTAATCCTGTTGAGAATTCATTTGTAAACCGAAACTCATCACGTCCATTGATACTGTCATAATCCTGCTTATCATATCCAACTTTTACAGAAGTGTTGACAAGAGAGGAATTGACGCTATATTCATAATCGTTTATCTGATCTGAAAGGTCTTTTACGACATAATTGTCAAACAATGCATATCTATGAATAAAAGTAACGTTGTTCCCTTCTACAACCAGAACATAGCCAAACTCAGCCTCCATAAACTCACAAAATTTCTTGAAGGAAGTGTATAGCTTTGCATTAGGAAGATTTCTTGCACTTTCTGCCGGCATTATAAAACACGAAGAGAGTCGACTCCGGGTAATTCCACCAGGTACATAATTGTATATATCTACGCTATAATCACTGCTATCTGTCATGCTTTCAAGGAGCTTTTCTGCAACAGTGGTCAAAAGAAGGACATCTATATTGACAGGATTGATACGGGATTGGAAATTTACAGATAAAGAGAAGCCTCTCAGATAAGTAGCCCATGTCATTGCCACAGGTCTTACTGAATTGTTTAATTCCAGTTCCATCCTGACAGTATCTCCTTTATGAAGAACTGAAGTTATATTTTCATTAACAAAAGTAGGGGAGTTCCCGGCTATATGTTGAGCCCTCATTTTCTGTTCGAGTGTTCCGTCAGCCCTTTGTATATATAATACAATCTGCGAAGATACAGTTCCATTGCTCGTGCTTCCAATCACATAAAACGAAAATGACAGTTTTATTGTGATATTAATATCGGAAAGCGCTTCTGCAAAGGGCTGCACACCCCCATCACTCGAAAACGGCTCATCTGTAAAGACTAATGGAGAATTCAGCTTCGGGAGTTCACTATTATCTAGTATATACAAAGGAAAGTCCAATACAATAGGCTTCCCCTCTCCCCCCGGAAGAAGAGGTCCATAATGTTCGATATACTGAAGGTTAGCATCATCTTCTACAGTTGTTCCTCCTGACACGTATTTAGCTTCATACTGAAATTTCAGACCGTCATAATAAAGAGATTGAGGCTTTAATTCAGACACCAGATACTCATACTGAATATTTCTCTTAGCTTTAATAATAGCGGCCAGCGTATCATCAATTGCGTTAATAGAGATTGTATATCCATTATCCGAATAAGAGGAAAAATCTAAAGCGCACTGAAATACCTTATCCCAGTTCCAGCTATTGTTTCTTTTATAAAAAGCTATACCGGCACTGGAAGAAAGGTAATTCTTTGAATATTCTTCCTTCAACAAATTATAAGACCGGTTTACAAACTCAAATTTAGTGCTAAAAGAACGAAGTACTCCGTCATAATCACTTCTTTTATAAGCAAGTTCAAAATCATCCCAGTTCTTGAGATCATCCGTTGCTTCGTAGGATATTCCATTTATTAAAATCTGACATCTAAAGTACATAGCTACTTGCGTTTTATTGATTTTACATCGTCACACATACGCTTAACCATAAAGGCATATTCTTTTGCCGTAATCTCATTCTTGCGGATCTGCATTCCAAAATGAGCCATGACCATAACTCTTTCCCTGGCAAAGTAATTTTTATCCATTTTGAAAGATTGCTCTTCCGTCTTTTTGCTGTTATAGCTCTCTATCAGATAACGACTCTGCGACATTATAGCCGATATCCGCTTTCTAATTTTTTCATGTTCAGACGGGAATAGCTGATATCCAAAGGATCTTAAGATATTAACCACTTCATCCCATTCTCCCCGATTTGCCATCAGTTCCGCAATCCTCATACATTCAACTTTTATATGAAGATTGATCAGATTACTCTTTTTCAAGATTTCACTAGAAACAGAAGCTCCACCTACAATTTCGATATATTCAGATATGAGCATTGAGGCCTGTGATTCCAGTTCTTCCTCTGAATGATTGCCGTCTATTATGAGTTTTCTCTTTTCTCCTAAAAAGACGTCAATAAAGATGTCCAAGGGAATTTTGTCTAAATCATTGTATAGCATATTTATGATTCAATTATTCCTGTTATTACAATCCAAGAGAAGGCGCTATATATAAGAAAAAGTATCAATGCAGCACCTGCTCTTTTTGCAAATCCTGTTGGGTCCACGCTTGAGATAAAGTCCCATTCGTTATAAATACCCACGCATGTAAGATAGGTTAACATTATTCCTATCAATATTATTATAAATGTTTTCATCTTTATATACCCTTATCCCTTTCCTCTTTTATTCTCCTTAGTTCTTCTCTCTGTTGCTGCTGCTTCTCCATTATTGCTGAAAAACGGCTTTTGAAAGGTTTATGATCTGATTGATCTTCCGTTATTTTAGAGCGATCTTCTTGCAATAATTTCTTTATAGCAATTGCACTAAACATTATCCTAAACATTGCGGACTGATCCTCCAGATCTTCATCTTCCACCGTACATTCCGCATCTTTCATTTTATCCCATAGTTCATCTGTTAATTTTCCACCAGAAAGACGAAACATTGCCGATATATCATCTCTTTCCAACTCAACTTTTAAGATTACTTTTTCCATAAGAATTAAATATATAAATGTTTAACTTTAAATCTTTACAATCTACTATCAAGATAGCGATACTCTGCGGAACGGGCCATTTTTCGCAATGTCTTATTCAAGTTTGACATTCCTTGATTAGTCACGTCCATTTTTCGCTCCAGACTCTTATAGTCATTATTTACATTAACAATGACGGGATCTCCTTTGTCACGCCTCATCTTATCAAGCATCATTGCGTCAGAGCGAAGAGCCATTTTTTTGTAATCAACTATATCTGGGATGACCTCAGCATGTTTAGGCATATCAACCAAAGTAGGAACAGATGGGGTGATATAAGCTCCGCTATCCGTAAGAATAACCTCTCGCTTGCCGCCATCACCGACAATAGCCAAACCTCCCGGGTGAGATTTATCCTTTGTTCCCTTTGCGTATTTCGGGATGGGCTGGGCTGCGATCATGGCTATTTGAGCAGCTCCCATTGCGGCAACCATAGCGGCAATAACAAAATTCGGCAACGCTTTAGTTACCGCCAGGGATGTTGCAATTGTTGCCTGTATAATAGAATTAGCCTTATCCCATTTGGCCTGTTTTTGCTGGATTTCAGCTTTTTGCTTTTCCAGTTCTTTATTTTTATCGGCTGTCGTTTGTTCGGCGGCCCGTTTCCGAGCCTCACCTACTTCCGTAGAAATAACTCCACTATTCACTAAGTCCTCGATGCGCTCCTTTTCTTCCTCTGCGGCTTCTTCATTCTTTTCCTGTTGCTCTTCGATTTTTTCTATTTGCCGATCGTACATGCCTATAACCATAGTTGATAATCCTTCAGATATAGCAGCTGCACTAGCCAAAAGATCTTCTAATCCCAATTTACCATCTTTTACCATCTTCAGGATTAGCTCTGTTATTCCTCCAAACAGCGTGCCTAGCCCATCAACTGCGTCATCACTAACATTCTTCAGGTTATCTATTGATGATTGAATATCTGCCCAATATTTTTTATCACTTTCATTTTCTTCATCCCTTGCTTTAGTGTGGGCATCTCTAACCTTTTCTATAAGCTTTATTTCCTCTTCGGCAAGGGCTTCTTTCAATCTTAATCTTTCTTCATCTGATATGCCTTGTACATTAATCAATTCTTGCAGAAGTGCCATAGTACGCTCAGTCTCTATTATCGCATAATCTTGCGTTATTTGGGCCTTTCTCTTCTCGTATTCTTTTTTAGTGATTATGCCTTTTTCATATAGTTTGGCCTGCTCGAGGATATCTCTTTGCATATTTCTCGAGCTCTTAATGGATTCAGCAGCATATGTATTCTTTGCGCTATCCATCTTATCTTTCGCAAGGCTTTCAATCCTTTTTCTTTCTTCTTCATCTTTTTTATCCAAGTAATTCTTATCTATCGCCAGCAATTCATCCTGAAGTATCTGTTCGTAATTCTTTCTCAATTCATTTTCTTCTTCCGAATTACCTTTGATGGATGCTATATTTTCTTCATACTTCTTTTGAGCTGTCTGCCTTTCTTTTTCATACTCATCATCTATAAGAGAAATACGGGTTTCGGAAAGACGTTTAGCGATGTCTTCTTGATGTTTTGCTAGTTTATCAGCCGAATTTTCACCTTTTGATGTTGGTGGATTTAGCAGGTCATTTATATTAATGCTTTCAGCTAGTCCCTCATTTGCTCTTTTAAAACCATCAGCTGTTTTTTGGAAACTCTCCATTCTTTTTTCAGCATCTTCAAGCCTGGTTCTTAAACCTACAAGAGCAAGTGCATTTATATCATAAGCCCCACCTCCCCTTTGTACAACAATCTTAGGTCCCTCTGCTTCCAATCTATCTATTTCTTTTTGTATTTGATAACGATCTACAAGAGCAGATCGCATTTTATTCTCATATTCAAGAGCCTTTTTACTATTTTCCACCATTGTTTCTTCGATAGCACGTGCTTGGGCGTTCGCAATTAAAGCAGACGTCAGTTCTTTATAACTCGAAGCTGCTTTTCCTGCTAATATATCCTCATCTTTGACACTTCCTAAATAATTGGGATATCTTTTTTGGAGCTCATCAACCGCCGCTTTCCTTTCTTCCATTGATCGCGTAGTATCTTGCGAAGCATCATATAATAGCTTTAACTCTGTTCGCTCCTTAACCGAATCAGACACTCCCTTTCTCATAGCTACCGCTAATTGATTTGTAGCATTTACTGTTTCTAATAATGCATCTTTTGTTTTACCCAATCCGCTAATCCAATTTACCAAATCTTTTCCATATACAGAAAGCAAAGTTATCCCTACCACTAATGCTGTCTGCCAATTAAAGATAGCCCCAGTCAACTGTTTCCAAACAGGTATTCCCTTCATTCCAGATTCCCGCATTGCTTTAAATTCAGCATTTGCCTTTTTAATCTCATCTGCTAAAATCGGAAGATTATTAGATATTGCAAGGAAAAACGTATTCCAACCAACTGCAAGAGATGGCAACTCACGTGCGACTTGCTGAACAGACATACCTAAACCATTCCAATGAGAAGCATAATTACCAACGTTACGTTGATAATTTCCCATCTGAGCATCCATGCTCTTTAATTCATTCTTCAGCGTCTGTATCTGCTGTAATGTCTTTTGTCCTTCAGAACCTAAAAATGAATCTTTAGACATAGATTTCAGCCGTTTTTCAAGAGCCAATACCGCAGCATTCATTTCGTTGTAGCTGCTAGATGCGGAAATAATAACAGCAGCATGATTTCTCATTAAGCTTGAGTACTGCTTGTTTTGTTCCGAAAGCTCCGTTTGACGCTGCTTTAGTAATGCAGATTTATTCAGATAATCAGTTAAGCCGATATTCCCATTCTTATATTCCTTATCCAATCGTTTGAGTTCATCTCCTAATTCCTTTATTCTAATCTTGTTCTGAATGGTATCTGCCGTCAATTTAGTAACATTATTATCATAAGCTAATATATTATCTACAATTTCAGCATACCTAATCTCAGTAGTCGCTATCGCCTGATTTAATTGATTAGTAGATTGGGTATACGATTGATTTGCCTGAGATGCCGAAGTTTGAGCAGAAGAAGTGCTTTGAAACTTAGAAGAAAGCGTATCTAGAGAGCTAGATATCTTATTTATCCCTTTAACTAAATCGTCAAATTGCTTAGGAAGGGTATTAAGAGTCAGTAATTTATTTATCTTATTCCCATAATCCTCCAAAGTCTTATTGTATTTTTCCTGAATAGCAGCCATTCTATTCTGAGTAACAATAAGATCATTTAGTGTTTTATTATAAAGAATCGATTTATCAGATAATTCTTGGAATGTTTTAGGATTGATTTTAACTCCACCGGCTAATTCTAAAGCAAGCTTCTTATAAATTGAATAATTCTCGTTTAATTCCGCCTTAAAGTTTCGCAACTGATCAAAAGCTTTTTGATCGACTACATCCGTGATTTTTAATTCATTTGCCATAACGTTCGAATTAAGTACCGGGCCACTTGACACGGTTTCCGCACAAATATAGGAAGATTTGAGGAAATTTACAAGCTATTTAGAATGAATAAAGATAAGAAAGGCAGGCAAAAAGAAAGGCGGATGTTAGTCCGCCTTTATATATTATACGATATTAGAGTGTTTCTTTAAATATAAATCTCTAAGATATATGCTCATTAGCTTGATTATAGATTGCATTGAAAGCCTCACATCTTTATCTTCTCCAGAAGAAGGATCTTTTAATTGAATTGTATCAGGGGAATAATAAAGAAATTTCTTTATATCAGCAAACATCTCATTCCCCATGTTTCTCAAAAGATAACTTAGTGCTTCTTCCTCCACATCATAAGCTGTTTGAGGGTTTATATCTTCTAGTTCCTTAATTAAAAAATCAATATTATTATCTATTGTTTTTTTGGCTGATGATTTCTCAAATAAAACTTCTCCAAGAGGGGTCATTTTTAAGGGACTTGCCTTCTTTGCTAACTTATCAATCATATCATTATCAAATTTCATTAACCATTTGTTTATTTCGACAACCATATCATTGGTAGAGGTAACAATTCGTTGTAGTTCATTATATCTTTGTTCTGAATCACGAATACCGTCCTTATGTTTATCACAAGGAAGACTATCAACCTTATTCCTAGTTTCTTCTAACTTAGCATGATACTTTGACAGTTTCCAACTCCCAATGATTGCTAATACTATAACAGCTATCCAAGGAGCATTGTTTAGTAAATATGTGATTACTGGAGCCATGTGTTTAGTATGTTCATTAACTTTTTGTTCTATCGATGATGTTTTATTGTACAAATATAGCAAACAATTTATTAATGAAACAATTTACTTAGCAAATTGATTAAAACAACGCTCGATTTAACTTTTCAGCAACACAAAAACGCCCACCTTCCGGCGGGCGAAGACTGGTTAGGAGAAAGATGAATAATATCTTTCTATTTATATTTTACGGCTACTCCTGTAACTTCATATACAGGATATGAACCTTTTGTTTTATCTTTTCTGATAAGATCAAATTTTATAATTCCATTAGCACCGATCTTTTTAGCCTCTTCAACTGCAGTAGAAATCATTCTTTCTAAGGTTGGGACATAATATATGGACCATTTATCAACTGTCACTTTGCGTACATGCAATTTATGCTCCTTTTTTACTTTTGCCCCTCCGCAGAATTCCAAATCTATTAAGCCTATAGGTTCAAACTCCTTATTCGCAATATCTGTCGGATTTATAGTAAAATTAGGGTCATTTATATACTCTCTAAAATCTATAGACCATCTTTTTTCACTATAACTAGATGTACTACAAGATGATACGACAAACAATACAGCTAATAAAAATAAAAACTTCTTCATAAGTGTATGTAATTTAAATGTTTATAATATATTCTACATGCTAATATTTAATTCCCTTCACTAATATTCCTACACCATTAGAGAGACTTTCGATATTATCTCCCGACATAGTATATTCTACAGGAAACCATTTAGATAACTCCATCGTATTTTCATTTTCTGTTTTCCATTCATATTTACCGACTTTTTCCCATATGCCAATTTGAGCAGATTCCTCCAATATAATTCTATCATCTTCTTCACGATAGACACCGGAAGCACCAGACATATATTTGTCGCCCTCATTACCAAAAACAGGAGAAATCGTTGTTGATATATCATATGTCATATCTTTATAAAAAGATAAAACGACCCTTCTGCTATTATCATTATTAACAGTGATTACTCCCTTATATTTCAATCTTAAATTTTCATCTTGCTTGCCCAACACGTAATCAAGTTTCTTTTGCGCTCCGCTATCCAGTGAACGATAGAATGAAATGAAGTAGTCTTTATAGAATAATATTTTCCGTTCCTGTTTCATGTCGCAAAGGTAACTTATAATTCACTTTTTCGCAAATATTTCCCGCTTTTTCTTTTTGTATTTCAAATAAAGGTTGTATATTTGCAGTGCTAAATCAATTATAGGGGTGGCAAACTCCTATGGATTCCATTGGGAGTTATTTTTTTGCCAAGACATATTGTAGTAGTATCTATCGTTTTAAAGATATTGCGCCTACCGAGTGGAGATACGGAAACGCCTCCAAAATAAACCCTATGGTTGATTTAGCAGCTCGTAGTAGGCGCGTTTTTATTATTATGCTAAATCAACCAATTCAAGTCCTAAAACAAACCGAATTGCTTGGACACCAATTCGCCGTTTATGGAACAGCAGAAAATCCATTGTTCTTAGCCAAAGAAGTAGGAGAAGTATTAGAATACTCCGAAAGCAATTCAAGCAAGTTAACTAATCTCGTAGATGATGATGAAAAGGTTCGTAATATTGTTACGACCCCCGGTGGGAATCAGGAAGTTTGGATGCTAACCGAGGACGGATTATATGAAGTCCTTATGCAATCCCGTAAACCAATTGCCAAACAATTCAAGAAGGGGGTAAAACAAATCCTTCACGAAGTACGAACCACTGGCGGCTACATTGCCACCAAAGCGGAAGACACCCCCGAAGAAATCATGGCACGTGCCCTTACGATTGCACAAGCCACGCTTGCAAAGCGTGAAGAACGCCTAAAACAGCTCGAAGTAAAAGCAGAACAACAGCAAGCCACCATCGAATTGCAAGAGAAGGAAATAAAAAACGTTACGAAAAATAATCGGTTTTTATTTGGATATTTAAATATTATATCTACCTTTGCAACATCCTTCAATTCACAAGGCAAGCGGAAGCCTGCCATTTGCGTAGGCATTTTTTATGCCTTAACATATTCTTTTTTAGTTAGAATATTAAATGATATTCGGCTGCTACCCCCGTGTGGAGCATTAATGTGCCCACTGCCTTGTGAGGTGAAGGATAACGGGAAAGGGCAGCCGTTTTTTCTTGCCTATAATGCCAAATTGTACGATTCACATGGCAACAAATTTAATCTTATCTAAAAAGAGTAGCGAAAGCGAAATCAAGCGTTCTTAGAATAAAAATTTCTCCAATATTTTGAAATATCAAAAATTATTCTTTCCTTTGTAGTGTTCAAATTCCGAAGCGGTACGAAGCCGCAAACATAGCGGCATTTTTTGTGCCCATACATATTTAGTGTATCTTAAAATATTATGGATATAACTGCGCCGTGTCGTGGAGTAGAAATACCCACGGAGTTTTGCTTTGGAAACTTGAACAGCACGTAGCGCAGTTTTTTATTGTTCAAAATTCTGAAGTTATGACTGGATTATTAGAAGTCAAGAACACAATGAGTTCTTTGCAAATAGCAGAACTCACAGGCAAAGCCCATTCAAATGTAATGCGAGACATTCGCAATATCCTTGAACAACTGGAAGATAGAGGTGCATTCAATTTTGAATTGACCTCTTATATTGACAAATCTAACAGAGAAAGCCCTTGTTACCAACTTACTAAAAAAGACTGTTTACTCCTTGCAAGTGGGTATGATGCAAATTTGCGAGCTAAGATTATTAACCGTTGGGAGGAACTTGAAACACGTGAACTTTCCCGAAAGGAGCTTGCCTTAATGGTGATTCAAGCCGAAGAGGAGAAAGAACGGCTTTTATTAGAAAACAATCATCTTTCCGAAACAGTTAACCTACAAACGGAAGAGTTGCAAAAGGCCGCCCCTAAGGTCAACTACTACGACACCCACCTACAATCGGTCAACACTCTGACCACTACACAGGTAGCCAAGGAGATAGGGATGAATGCGGAAAAGCTCAACAGCAAACTGAAAGAGCTTGGCATACAATACAAACAGTCCGACCAATGGCTGTTGAAAGCTCCGTATGACAGATGGGGAATGCACGATGTAAGGACCAATATTTTCACAAGCGAAAGAGGTAATACCCACACCAACACATATACGGTCTGGACGCAGAGAGGCAGGCGATTCATCATAGCCCTATACGAAAACGATTGGGACGTGAAGAAAGCCATCAAGCAAATAAAAGGTGAGATGAATTCTGCCGCCTAATCACACCGCTATGTTAGAACTTTTAATACTGCTGGGCACCCTGTATGCAGCATATAGGGTGTTCCGTAAGGGAAGCGAACACTTCTTTTACAACGACTAACAATGCAGCTTATACGCTGTAAATCATCAGAATACATACGAATACACGAATCACGAAAAATAAAAAG